TAGCTTCCTTAAACAAAAAGAAACCTTCAACAATGAGTGGTTTTGCAGACGTTTGGTACAAAAGCCAAAATGAAGATTATGCAAGAAGCCATCATTACAATGGTTCAAGATACCATATGCTAAACTTCCATGCAACCTTCACAAAGGGAACAATTGAATTTAGATTATTTCAATTTGATGCACCTAAAGATGGAAAACTTAATGGACTTCATGCAGGACAACTTAAAAGCTACATTCAACTATGCTTAGCACTCAGCCAAATGGCAAAAGAAGCAAAAAGTGCCTCTCCTAAACCACAACAAAACGAAAATCCCAAATACGCAATGAGAACATGGTTATTAAGACTTGGATTTATTGGTGATGAATTCGCAACTGCAAGAGAAACCCTAACAAAGAGATTATCAGGCGATGCAAGCTTTAGAAGTGGGGTAAGACCCGCTTCTATAGTACTTGCGTAAGGGGTGCGAAATGACAAAATATTATGTGGCTTATGGTAGTAATCTTAACATTAACCAAATGAAAATGAGATGCCCTAATGCAAGAGTTGTTGGAACTGGGTTTATCCACGATTATGAACTACTTTTTAAAGGAAGTAAAACTGGTGGTTACTTAACAATTGAAAAAGCGAAAGGCAAATCAGTCCCAGTTGCAATCTGGCAAGTAACAAAACGTGATGAATTGTCACTTGATCGATATGAAGGCTATCCATCATTTTATTACAAGGCTGATGTAGAGATTGATATTAAAGGCATCAAGACGGGTAAACAGTATCGAAAGCAAGCCTTTGTTTATATCATGCATGAGGATCGTGAAATTGGCATGCCATCAGATTGGTATGTACTAACTTGCCTTGAAGGTTATAAAGCATTTGGGTTTAGTCCTAAATATCTTGAAGATGCACTATTAAAAAGTATGGAGGTAAAAAATGAAAACAACATCAAACGTTATTAAAACTTGTCCTTTATGTGAAAAGGAATATAGAGGTCACCCTGCCATTTCAAGAAAAGACAATCAAACACCAATATGTCCTACTTGTGGAACAATAGAGGCCCTTGAAGGACTTGGTTTGAAACCTGATGAGATTGAAAAAATAATACAATCGATTCCCAGGATTGAAGAGTTGTAAAAATCTAAAACAAAAAGGTCGACTTCGGTCGGCTTTTACTTAACATTAAATTTGGAGGATGAGGTTTTGGGAAAGCTAAAAAGTTATGTTCCCACCAAGTTCAAAGCCAAAAACTCCGTTTATAGTAAAGAAGCAGCCGATAGAGCTGTTTGTTTTATAGAGTCACTAAAACACACTGATGGAGTTTGGTATAAAAAGCCATTTGAACTCCTTGATTGGCAGGAACAAATAATAAGAGATGTTTTTGGAATTTTGAAGCCAAATGGTTATCGACAGTTCAATACTGCCTACATCGAAATACCAAAGAAACAAGGAAAGAGTGAACTTGCAGCTGCAGTTGCTCTTTTACTTACTTGTGCTGACTTTGAAGAAGGTGCTCAAGTTTATGGTTGTGCTGCTGATAGAAACCAAGCAAAGATTGTATTCAATGTTGCCAAGAAAATGGTAGAACTTAATAAGTACTTAAAAAAATCAGTTAAAATATCAGAGTCAAAAAATAGAATTGAATATAAGAATAGTTTTTATCAGGTTCTCTCAGCTGAAGCCTACTCAAAACATGGCTTTAACATTCATGGTGTTGTATTTGATGAACTTCATGCTCAACCAAATAGAAAACTATATGATGTAATGACAAAGGGTTCAGGTGATGCAAGGAAGCAACCTTTGTTTTTTCTCATAACCACAGCGGGCGATGATACAAATTCAATCTGTTATGAAGTTCATCAAAAAGCGAAGGATATACTTGAGGGTAGAAAAATTGATCCTACTTTTTATCCTGTCATTTATGGAGCAGATCCCGATGAAGATTGGACTGATCCTGAAGTTTGGAAAAAAGCAAATCCTAGTCTAGGTATAACTGTTGATATAGAAAAAGTAAGAGCGGCATGTGAATCTGCAAAACAAATGCCAAGTGAAGAGAACTCCTTCAGGCAACTCAGACTAAATCAATGGGTGAAGCAAGAGAAACGTTGGATGCCTATGCGTAGGTTTGATGCTTGTTATGTCGATTTTAAACCGGAGGACTTAAAGGGTCGTGTTTGTTATGGTGGACTTGACCTTTCATCCTCGATGGATATTACCGCTTTTGTGCTAGTATTCCCACCAACGCTAAATGATGATAAATACTACGTTGTACCGTTCTTTTGGATACCTGAAGATAATATGAAGCAAAGAGTAATTCGAGACCATGTTCCTTATGACTTATGGACATCACAAGGATATTTATACACAACAGTGGGTAATGTGATTCACTATGGTTACATAGAACATTCGATTGATGAGCTTGGAAAGATGTACAACATTAAGGAGATCGCCTTTGACCGATGGGGTGCTGTTCAGATGACACAAAATCTAGAACATATGGGTTTCACAGTTGTTCCCTTTGGACAGGGTTTCAAAGATATGAGTCCACCAACCAAAGAGTTAATGAATCTGGTCATGCAAAAGCGACTTGCTCACAATGGTAATCCAGTACTTCATTGGATGATGGACAATATTGCGATTAGAACTGATCCGGCTGGTAATATCAAAATGGACAAATCTAAATCAATCGAAAAAATTGATGGTGCTGTGGCTACGGTAATGGCACTTGATCGAGCATTAAGAAATGAAGGTATCTCAAGTGAATCAGTGTACGATTCAAGAGGTATCATTTTTATATAAAGGGGTGATAGATATGGGTATATTTAAAGGTATTTTTAAATCAAGAGATAAACCAGAAAATAAAGTCTTAGGTGGTGGGTATTCTTTTCTAATGGGCAGTTCTACAGCTGGAAAAAATGTAACAGAACGTTCTGCTATGCAAATGACTGCTGTTTACTCATGTGTCAGAATTCTTGCAGAAGCGGTTGCTGGACTTCCACTACACCTTTATAGGTATAAAGAAAATAATGGTAAAGAAAAAGCCATTGACCATACTCTATATCATTTACTTCATGATGAACCTAATCCAGAGATGAGTTCATTTGTATTTAGAGAAACCCTAATGACTCACTTACTTCTTTGGGGAAATGCTTATGCACAGATAATCAGAAATGGAAAAGGGGAAGTCATAGCCTTATACCCATTAATTCCAAACAAGATGACAGTAAATCGTGATGAAAATGGACAACTATACTATGAGTATTCTAAAACTGCTGATGATTTTTACAATGTTTCTAATAGTACAGTTATCTTAAATCCACGAGATGTTTTGCACATTCCAGGACTTGGTTTCGATGGATTAGTCGGATACTCACCAATTGCTATGGCAAAAAATGCAATCGGTATGGCCATAGCCTGTGAAGAGTATGGTGCGAAGTTCTTTGCAAATGGTGCAGCACCAAGTGGTGTTTTGGAACATCCTGGAACCATTAAAGATCCAAAGAAAGTACGTGAAGCATGGCAATCGCAATTTGGTGGTAGTTCCAATGCCGGTAGAGTTGCTGTACTAGAAGAGGGAATGAAATATACACCAATTTCTATCTCTCCAGAACAAGCACAGTTCTTGGAAACAAGAAAGTTTCAAATAAATGAAATCGCTCGAATTTTTAGGATCCCTCCTCACATGGTTGGTGATCTTGAGAAGTCGAGTTTTTCTAATATCGAGCAGCAATCTTTAGAGTTTGTTAAGTACACCCTTGATCCGTGGGTAATCAGGTGGGAGCAGTCCTTAATGCGTTCTCTTCTTTCTCATGAAGAAAAGAAAGAATACTTTATCAAGTTTAACTTGGAAGGACTACTTCGTGGGGACTATGAATCAAGAATGAATGGTTATTCAATTGGTAGGCAAAACGGATGGATGTCAGCTAATGATATTAGAGAACTTGAAAACCTTGACCGTATCTCTCCGGAAGATGGAGGAGATTTGTACTTAGTTAACGGAAACATGCTGCCACTTAAGAATGCTGGTGCATTTGCAAAAATAAATGAAAAGGAGGAGGATTCTACCTTTGGAAAAGAAGAAATTTTGGAACTGGATAAACCAAACCAATCAAGAACAAAGCAGCGATAGGGTTTTGGAACTCTATGGAACGATAGCACCAGATAGTTGGTTTGATGATGATGTTACACCTAAGATGTTTCATGATGAGTTATTTAGTGGCTCAGGCGATGTTACTATATGGATAAATTCACCTGGTGGTGACTGCATAGCTGCTAGTCAAATCTATTCAATGTTGATGGACTATAAAGGAAATATAACTATCAAGATTGATGGAATAGCCGCAAGCGCAGCTTCAGTAATCGCTATGGCTGGAACAAAGGTGCTAATGGCACCAACTGCACTTTTGATGATTCATAATCCGGTAACGCTAGCCTATGGTGATCATACGGAAATGAGTAAGACAATTGAAATGCTAAACGAAGTTAAAGAAAGTATCATCAATGCCTATGAAATTAAGACCGGTATGAGTAGAGCCAAGATATCTCGACTAATGGACGAGGAAACTTGGATGAATGCAAACAAAGCAATTGAGTTTGGATTTGCTGATGACATCTTGAAAGATGAAAAAAAGCAAAGCGATGTGAAAGCATACGCATTCTCAACCAAACAAGTAGCAACTGCACTACTTAACAAAATTGCAGTAAAGATAGAAACTAAAAAGGAAAACGGGCGAACAGCAGATGAATTGCTGGAACGCCTTTTTTTAATCAAGTAAGAAGGGAGAAAATAAAAAATGACTATTCAAGATTTAATTGAAAAGCGCAAAAAACTATGGGAAGGTGCGAAAGCATTTGTTGAAAGTAAACGTGATAAAGACGGATTACTAACTGATGAAGATATCAAGACTTACAACGAGATGGAAGCAAAAATCAAAGCATTAGGTGATGAGATTAATCGAATGAAGGATCAAGAGTTACTTGAAAACGAACTGAAGAAAGCAACAAGCGTACCACTTACTCAAAAACCAGGAATGAATGAAGAAATAAAAACCGGTCGAGCAAGTGATACATATAAAAAAGCAATGTTAAATGCACTTCGTTCAAACTTCAGACAAGTTAGCAATATCTTACAAGAAGGCAATGACTCAAGTGGCGGTTACCTAGTTCCTGATGAATATGATGCAAGATTAATTCAAGGTTTAACTGATGAGAACATTCTTAGAAAACTTGGAACAGTAATCAAAACGAGCGGTCAACACAAGATTAATATTGCAGGAACAAAACCAGCAGCTGCTTGGGTAGATGAAGGTGAACCATTATCATTTGGTGATGCAACCTTTAATCAAATCAACCTTGATGCCCATAAACTTCATGTTGCAGTAAAAGTTACTGAGGAACTCTTATATGATAATGCTTTTGGACTAGAAAATTACTTAATCGACCAATTTGCAAAAGCCCTAGCTAATGCTGAGGAGGATGCATTCTTAAATGGTAACGGTGAAGGAAAACCTCTCGGTATTTTTGCATCAACCGGTGGTGGGGAAGTTGCCGTTACTACTGCAAGCTCAACTGCGATCACTTATGATGAAATCGTCAATCTAGTGTATTCGCTAAAACGTCCATACAGAAAGAATGCAAAGTTCATCTTAAACGACCAAACAATCGCAACTTTACGAAAACTAAAAGATGGAAACGGCCAATACATTTGGCAACCTGCACTTCAAGCCGGTGAACCTGATCGTTTACTTGGTTATGAAGTATTAACTTCTGCTTATGTTCCAACGATTGCAGCCGGTGCTCCAGTTATTGCCTTTGGAGATTTCTCCTACTATAACATTGGAGACCGTGGTGTTCGCTCTTTTGCCGAGTTAAAAGAACTATTTGCTGGTAACGGTATGATTGGTTTTGTTGCTAAAGAAAGAGTCGATGGAAAACTTGTGCTTTCAGAAGCGGTTAAAATCTTAAAAATCAAAGCGTAAAGGGGGTAACTTAAATGAGTTACAACGTTAAAAATTATACCGAGCAAGGTGGAGAAAGAACATTCATTAATGGTGAGATTGTAGTTAACGGCAAACTTACTGTTAATGAGGGTGCAGAAGTAATAGGTGTAGAGACAACTCCCTACACCTTAACTCCTGCAACTTCAACCTCAATTGGTGGAGTTAAAGAAGCTACAAATATTAAAGAATCATCTGCATCAACCGTATCTTCATTAAAAGATGACTTTAATGATTTAATTATAAAATTAAAAGATGCTGGTGTAATCGCTAAAGATGTATTTACTCTTTCTGCTAGTTTCATTACCACTTTGGTTGGAGATGAATTAGCAGAAAACCACAGCAAGATTGAAAGTATTATACTTGATGAGAATATCATAACTATAAAAGTAGCGGTTGATGAATTAGTAGCATTCACTTCAGATACTCTTGAACAAGGAACCCATAAATGGATTGGCTTATCAATTGGAACAGGACTACCATCAATCATTGATTGTATTTACAATGGCACTTATCCATTTGCTCAAGTTGATGTTGATGAAGCAACTGTTGTAGGATGCCCTGAAGGATCATTTGTTCTTTGGATCAAGTGTGATGAAGTTGTAAATACACCTAAAGTAATTACACTAGGAAAACCAGGTTATAAAACAGAAACTTTAACTATCGTTATAGAAACAGAATAAAGGAGACAGTGGTGATGGCAACTAATGATCTATTACAAAAAGTAAAACAAAATCTAATCATCGAACATTCGATAGATGATGCCTTAATCCAAAGTTACATCACCGCTGCTGTTTCTTATGCAGAAGGTTATCAACATTTTCCAAATGGCTACTACTCGGAAAACCTTATGCCTCCAACCACTGAGCAAGCAGTTATAATGCTTGCCAGCCATTTTTATGAATCAAGAGATGGTTCAACTGGAGGCTTTTTTGGAGATAACATTCAAGCAGGTGAGCAAGTCTGGAATACGGTCAACATGCTCTTAAGACTTGACAGGGAGTGGAAGGTATGAGTTTTGGAAAGATGAAATCCTTCATTGCCATTTATCTGGTTAAAAAGATAAAAGACCATGATGGTTACATGACTGATACTAAAGAATTAGTTGCATCAATTAGAGGTTACCGTGAAGGTAGACACGGAAATGAAATGTGGGCAAATAGGTCCACTTTTTCTTCTGCTACTGATTTATTCCGGTTTAGAAAAATACCAAATGTGAATTTAACAACAAGCATGACGATTGTTTGTGATGGACTAGAATTTGAAATCTTTTCTATTGAGGATGTAAAGGGCAAAAACATGTACATTGAAGTCCTAGCAAAACGAATTGAAGCAACTGATAGTTAATAAAGGTAGGTAGATACAATGCTGATGGCAGAAGCCTTAATTGAATGTGCAAATGGAGTCAAAGAAATCCTTCAAAGTTCTGGTCTTATTGAAGGCGAAACACTCGAAAGTTTGGATGGAGTAGACACCGTGGTTTTTTGGCATTCGCTTGCAAAAAATGGTGGCGGAAATAAAGATACCTACATTGTCTGGAACGTGTTTCCTAATACACCGCTTGTTAGAGCGGATGACTCAAGTAAACGATGGCGGAGTAGTGCATTAATTGAAATCTATACTCGCTTTAGTCTAACCTACCTTTCAATTCAACAACTCTTAAAAAGAATTAATCAAGAAGCAATTAATAGTGGATGGGATGTATCGCTTTTTGAAGCACCAAGTTATGAACCAGAGTTAAAGCGTACAAGATACACCCTCCAAGTATCAAAAATTATTTAGAAAGGAGAATTCCATATGGGATTTAGAAAACTAAGACTATTTGAAATAACGACTGAAGTTGGAGCAGATGGCTATCCGGTTTATAGTGCAACCCCAACCAGACTTCAAGGGACAAGTACTGATGAAGACTTTAACAGTGTATCGATTAAGTTAACAAGCGTCAAAAAGTCAAAAACCCTCGTAGCCGATGACATTGAAAAGGTCCATGAGATTGAAGTCGGATACGATATTGAACTTGAGGTGTTAGGAGTTGATCCTGCAGCTACCGAGAGTGTCTTTGGATTTGTTAAAGATACGGCTGGAAATGTTAAGGAAGTAGTAAACGGAACAAAGAAAAAGTTCGGTTTGTTCTTTGAAGGA